CTTTTTCACCATTTTGCATCTGGGCCCGCCATGACTGTTTCCATGGATTACCATCTACATCATGCTGGCCTATAAACCGGTCTTGAGTGGAATAAACTCCATAGCCACCAATCTCGACAAACATATCCTCCTTTCTGCTGTCGAAATCGGCCATATGCTGCAGTACTGCCATTATGGCAGATTCATTGTCAGGACGAATTGTTATAGCAAAAGCCATACCTCCTCCTTATTTAAATGAAGGCATCTTGTCTAGCGTTTCATCACCAAACACGCCTCCTATATAACTGGTTCCGATGGGCATTGTGGTAGGCCGGCCCTTGGGCTGATCATCTACAATTTCATTGGTTGCGGTCTGGATCTGTAGATGTGCTTTTTCATCTTGTACCCGTTCAAGAAATTTAATCGCATCCTTATAACGGTTACGTACTTCTTCAGTGGGCTGCTGATAATAAAGCCGGTAACGGGCAATATCACAGGCCATGCGGTTCAGATTACTGGGCACATTGGGAAGAGGCAGAGGATAACGGCCACCGATATAACCGTTAATCTCTTCTGCCGCATCCTGAAGTGCTTCATTGATAGAAGCTGCTGCATCTGCATGCATCAGCTTTAGTTCTTCAATGTCATCAGCAAACCGCTTCACCATGTCTGCTTCTGTTGCGTACATAGATCACCTTACTTGGCTGCATCAGCACCCTGTTCAGCTGGTTTGTCACTGGTCTTAGACTTAGACGCTGGCTTGGCCTTTTCAAGCTCAGCCACTTTTGCCTTAAGTTCAGCAATTTCCTGCTCAGCCTTGGCTTTATCAGCAGCAGCTGTCTGATTGGCTTCAATTAAAGTAGTATTTGCTGCTGTCAGCTCTGCATTGGCCTTTTCAAGCTCAGCCAAACGTGCAGCGGCACTATCTGCTTTAGGCTCTTCCGGCTCCTGATATTCTTCAATAGCCCCAGATGCTAAAAGGGCCTGAATACGTTTTGCTTCAAGCCCCTTGATTTCATCACCTGGCATAAAATGCCCGATGGATTGTTTTGCTGTGTACTTCGGCATTTAAGCCTCCTTATAAAGTAATGAAGCCGGTCCCACCAACTACGCCGTTCTTATTCGATGGAATGACCAGTGGAGCAGATTCGGTCATCAGCATAATGCCGCTTGGATCTTCACAGTACCATTGACGGTCAAAGTACTGCTGAGCTACACCATTGGCCAGCATATTTTTAATCTTACAATGAGCCACCGAGCCATTAGTATCCGAGATCAGACTGAAATAGTCTTTCTCAATGAAACGGTTCACCTTACCCTTATGACGGTAGGTTGCATCGTAAACCCAGAATTCAATTCCATCAAAAGTGCCTTTCAATGTAGCAGTCTCACTTACGCCAAAGCTTGGTGTAACGGGTACAGAGATTCCAGCATAGGGCTTGATGAATTCATCCTTGAATTCTGAATTATTCCATAGAGCTGCCCAAACCGAACCCGACATGATAGCAAGCTTAGCTTCACCACCATCAGCGGCCAGTTGACGCTCTAGCATACGTTTAATGTCATCAACAGGCTTTGCTCCAGCTTCATTCCAAGGTGTTGCAGGAGTGAAAAGCAGAGATGCATCACGACGGTAATCCACCAGGTTGTACTCATAATCATCTGAATGCAGCAGGTATTGACCATTTTTAAGAAGATTAATGGCCATCATCAGCACCGAGTTATCAATCGCATCATGGTTGCGTTTCATAACAGCGATTTGAGCAATTACCATTTTCTCCTGGTCAGAGAGCTGCTGGTTACCGGTAGAGATAATGCCAGCTGTACGCAGACGCTCCAGCAAAGCAAGCTCAAAGGTTTCTGCAGGTGTTACCTGATTTTTAGGTTTGTAGTAAGCCGGTTTCACATGGCGTACTTCACCGGATTGATCAGTATCAAAAGGTTTACCAGGTTGCTGTGGCGATACCAGTGGTGCCAAGTCGTGTTCAGCTGTTACTTCAGCTAGTGGTACGTAATCCCGAGCGAATATCGGGCGGTTTGGAAACAGGCGGTCCAGCAGCCATGTATCCATCGGACGGAAGTTGTTGTGAATGAGGGCAAGCTCACCCACATCCAGAAGTTCAAGTGGAGTACCGTCAATATTAAAAGACTGTGGCATGTTAATTACACCTTAGAAAGTTCGATTTTGTTTTTGGTTGCTTTGGCGCGGACAGCATCATATTTCGACTTGTCCAACAACGCCCCATTTAAAGACACGGCCTCAACGTTAAATACGCCGCCGTAATACACCGGAATTTCAATCCCGTCAGCCGCTTTGATGGTTGCTTCAGCTGCGGTAACGTTCTGGCCACAGATCACATCCCAGGATGATTCATCTGCAGCATGAGTCAGTACATTGTCATCTGACAGCGACAGTAGATCGCCGTAATTGTAGGCGGTACCGGCAGTGACCTTGGCATTAGCACGGCGCAGCTTTTCATTGTCGAGTACCAGTTTACGTGTGGTAAATGACACCGGTGGAACATAGTGAATAGGCATGAATTATTTCCCCTTGTTTTGTTCAGCGAAGGCTTTTGCACCTGCTGTGAATTGATGCTCCTGGTTACCGCCCGATCCGCCTTGTCCTTGCCCACCCTGGCCACCAGTAGCCTGATGATTGAAGAGGTAGTTCAGCGCAGGATTTACATTTGGTGTTTGTTGTTGCTGTTGGCCAGCTGGTGGTGTTTGATTACCCGCCGAGAACTGTTTAAGTGTGCTGGCCATCAGCTCAAATGCATCGTCTGGCATAGCAGCGAACTTAGACTTCTCTTCGGTACTAAACTCTTTGCCAAGGTCTTTAGCCAAAGCATCGATTTCGGCATTACGTTTATCAGCGGCAAACTTTTTAATCTGTTCCTGCAAACCTGTAATGGTCTGCTCCTGCTCCTGGAGTTTTGCTTTTGCTTGTTCTAGGTCCACATCTGTGTCCTCTGGTTGGTTAAAGTTTTTGGGTGAGTGACTAGCTGCCACGGCGTTGGTATTGTCATCTGCACCTAAAGCACAAAATGACACTTCACGGATACGACCACCCCGAAAGATGGCAACAGGTGCCTGGAATGTCCTGCCATTCACAATGACTGAACCTTCTTTAACCTCTTCCACTGTGGTGGGATAAATCCGTACTGACATTTGCCATGGAAAGTCATCATCAGAGTCCTGGGCGACTTGAGTTCCGAATTCATTTGAAAGTAGATTTCCCTCAATTTTGAGGCCTTCCGCATGGCTCACAGAATATGAATTGATTGCTCCAGCTCTTTGACTGGTTCGATGCTCTAGCAATGCGGGGATACGGCCTTTGATCTGGATCGAATCAAGGTCAAACACTACCTTGTCCCAATACCAGTGGTCAGTAATTGCTTCACCGCTATAGGCAATACCCGAGAAGGTGCGCTTCTTTTTCCCTTCCTCTGGCTTGTCTACACTGACTTGGCCAAGCTGAAAGCAAAACTGATCTTGCTCCTGCTTAGCTTTTTCATTTGGATCTGGCATTTTTCATGCTCCATAAAAAAAGCACCCCTATGGGTGCTATTTGTTACTTTCAATAGTTAGTTAACTATCCAATATCAACATAACATTCGAAAAGATCTTTATTTTCAACTCCAAAAGTTAGAGGTGATTTTTCTGAGTGAGGTTGATAATTTATGTCAACAAGATCAACTCGATGCCCTGTTCGGGATTTAAACTCATGACACTTCTGCTCTAAGATTTCATGTAATTCTCTTTTAAAAGCATTCTCTTCATGTTTAAGCATTAACTTATCCATAGGGTAGCTCCTTGTAGTTTTACTTATTATATCACTGCAATACATAAACGCTCCAAAGCCACCTAAAAGCTGATTTAATTTTCTAAAATTTTCAAAGAGTAAACTATTTGTCCATTCACTATTCCCCTTGAAACCACCTGAAAAGATATGCCTAACGGAAACAGTACGCCTTGCCCTGCATTTAGCTTTTCCAGATCAATACCTAAACCCTTGGCATTCTCAATTCGAATCACAATATTTGAGCCAGAACCTGCAAGCAGTAATGGCGCATCCAGAGTAATGACCTTACCTACCTCCAATGATGCAGCGTAGGCTAGTGAAGCTGATCCGGTCACTGTAGTTGCACTATTTGATGCTACTGCCTGTAGCCTGCCTAAATCCTCCTTCAACCAGCGTTTAAGCACTTCCTCAGCCAGAGTGATAGGTGGCTGCTTTAACTGCGCCGTAAGAGCTGAATCATTACCCTGTACATAGTCCAAAAAAGTACGAATCGCACTTGGCCGGATATCTGGATCAAGTGGAAT